GAGCTAATCCAACATACATTTGAGAGCTATCAATACTAATAGTATCATTAGCTTCATCAACTAAACCAGCAGAAGAAGTAACGGTTATGGAATCATTATAGCTTCCCCATCCTGCTAAGCCGCCGGTAGAATCTTCAGCGTTCCACGACGTTACATAATTTTTACTTCCACTTCCTGAACTCGACCCGACTGGAATTAAAGACGTTCCATTGTCTTCATAAAATAATTTAGTATCCGTGGCGTAAACAATAGTTCCTTCTTTACGAGTTAAAGACTGTAAATTCGCTAATGTATCTTTAGGAATAGTTATACGAGACGTATTTGAAGCCGTTCCACCATCGATGTCTTTAGCCGTAATAACTTGAGCTGCATCAATCGTTACGATAGCAGAACTATTCGGTAAAGAATTTCCAGAAATAACTGCGCCGGCCGCATCTCTTCGAATTACTTTATTCGCATCCGCTAGAACTGTGACTATGGAACTTAATTCTATCGCGGAACGATTATTTGTAAATTGATAAATATTAGCTGTAGTAATATTGTCTATTAGTCCCGCAGTATTATGCGCAACAAAATAGCCGATAGCATGTGTGTTTGCAGGAGCTTGAGGAATTGTGGCCGCCGCTTCAGAAGCCGCCTGAGTACCAAATAAAACGTTATACATGCTTGATGAATCGACGTAAATAATACCTTTTATATAATTACCGTTACTCACAGTCATTGTAGTATTATTACCGGGACTTACTGTCACAGTACCGCCCGAAGTAGCAGGTAAAGTGACCGTTCCAGAAGCAATAGAAATTATATCAGTTCCTAAAACTGTAGAAGCGTGCTTTTCTCCAGTTGTAGGATTTGTAATAATCGAATTACCAATATGAATGGCTCGATCAACAGGAACGCTAGCCGTAAGCCTAAATGGAATAGTTACTTCGGCATTTATCGATTCTAATAATACTGATAGAAATGGATCTACGGCAGATCCGCTGAGTTTATTTAACGATCCTCTATATCCTACTTGAGTTTGATTGAAAAACATTTTATCTCCTATTTACTATATCTTATTAAATTATGGAGCCCTGTCGATTCTTAGATCGATATAATCACCAACAAATAGGCCGAAAGTAAATTTTATTTTAGTTTTCGGATCTAATGCGGCGCCCACATAAATATATTCGTATAAATTAGTCATACTGGCGCCGTTCACTGAAACTTGTAATTCTTGTCCAATATAAGTCTGACTGCCAGGTAAAGTTATTTCTGTTAGAGATGACACAGGACCCTGAATTTCATTCTCATTTGCCGGAGTACCCGAAACTACCGCTATACGCTGTGCATAAATGGCCGGAGTCGAACTTTCTTCAAAACTTCTTGGAACTCCTCCAGATAACCGTAAAAATTTTCCCATGAATATTTCCTTATGTTCGATCTCTATAATTTATATCACTATTTTTAAAATCATATAAAAATAATTGAGCGGACCCGTAAGAATCCGCTCATTATTTCAATGATTAATTAACACCGAATACCTGTACGCCAATTTCAATCGTATTAGCATCGCGAGCGATACCAACTTTGACAGAGGCCATTCCAGCACTTTCGTCTTCAGTATTGGTTAAAGTTCCGTTAGCATGCAAGAAAATAGGCTGACCAACTGTGAAACCATGTCCAGAAGCGGCCATCTTACCAGATTTAAATAAGGTAACAGAATCGCCTGCGCTAACGGTAGTAGCGACTTTAATTAAACCAACAACCCAGAAATTATCGACTGAGCTAGCGTCTTTATCTGCACGAATAACTCTACCGGCGGTAAATCCAGCATCGGCTACTTTCATAAATCGTACTGCGTAAACTCCAGCAGAAGAAATAGCTTCGCCTACTGGAATAGATTCGGACGTTCCATCGGCGGGTTTATTTTCTTCAGCAGTAACCCTAGAAGCTAATTGATCTAAGGCACCATTTACGTTACCGGGATCAACGCTACCTGTCCATTTACTAACATCAGCGGGAGTATAAGTAACGCCAGAAGCATCTACGGGGATACTTTCAATGGCTAATTCTAATTCCTGTAAGGCGGTCTTAATATCTGTATTATCGGAAATAATAGAACCAGAGAATGTTCCAAGATGCGTAGAATTTGCAGGTCTGCCAGATAAAGTCTGTAGGTTAGAAATAGCGGTACTATTTGAAGAAATAGCGCTAGATTGAGAAGATAAAGTACTGTTAATAGTGCTGATACTTGTATCTTGCGTATCATTAGTAGATTTAGCTAAAGCTGCGGAATCGGACAATTTTTGAACTGCTTGTTCAACTGAATCAGAAGAAGTAGGAGCAGAATATTGAGCCGTAGGAGCTACTAAACCAGAAAGAAGAGCACTGCGAACTCTGGCTTGTGTAAAGTATAAATTTGTTCCTTCAGAAACATGAGTAGTAGAAATAGTTACTGCGCCGGCAACGGGTGTTTGGCCGTTAACCGACTTAACAACTACTGAGTCGTTAGCTTTTAAGGCTAAAGCGTCGTATACCGCATTTTGTGAAGGAGCTACGTCTGTAACGCCATCGGTAATACTATCAGCAACGGCGGCTGCTTTAGCACGAGCTACTGTAAAGTATAAATTTGTACCTTCTGAGAGATCAGAAGTAGAGAATGGAGATAAAGTAATCGACAAACCGTTATCGCCTAAAACGACGCCAGTGTACGCTTTAATTCTTAACTGGCCGCCTGTTAATTCGGATGTTAATTCTAAACCGCTATTTGTAGCTAAATCAAGTCCAATTTCATCGGTAGGTAATTCTTTAATACCTGCGCCAAGTAAAACGTTTAAAGTATTTCCAACTTTTTCTAAACCAATACCAGCATTAATACCAGCTAATCCGCCGAATTGCGACCAGGCAGTACCTGACCAGTTATAGAACGATTGATCATATGAAGACCAAACAATTAGACCACCACTTGGATGAGTAGAAACGTCGAAATCGACAACCCAAGCTGAACCGCTATATTCAACTATATCACCTTGGCCAAAGCCAGAAATGACGCCGAAATTAGCATGATAAGTAGCGCTATCTAAAATATAACGATCGCCAGTACTGGGGGTAGCGCCTGGATCGAAAGTATTACTATTGACATATCGAATAACGTCAGGCTGTATATCTAATCCGGCCGCCGTTTGATCAACATAGGCTTTTGTAGCCGCATCGTTCGTTGCAATAGGAGTTCCTAAAGAAACGATGCGATAAGTACCCATATTGATTTGGCCAGACATTGTGCCGCCAGCTAAATCTAATTTACCGGCCATGATAGTATCATGGACGCCTAATTCAGAATCAATACCTGATAAATGACTGGCTACCACTAAATGATTACCGACCGTATAATTAACAGGATTCGGTAATGCGCCTATAGCTGCATCTAATTGACTTAAAGCTAATTGAACCTGAGAGCCTAAAATATTATTTAAACCAGTAGAATCAAAAGAAATAGCGGAAGCGTCATGGGCGTCAACGGCGTCAGATAAATGAGACTCTAAAGCTGTTTCTAAAGACTGAATAGCCGATTTAATTGTCTGGTTATCGGGTATTGTACCGCCAGAAAAATTTCCCAAATCAGTAGCATTTGCGGCCACGCCAGATAAGGTAACTAAATTTCCAACTTTAGTTTCAGCAGCAGCTAAATCAGTATCTAATTTTTCGATACCTGACTGTACTGTAACTTGTGTGCGAACGGCTGTTAAACCGACATTATCTGCACCAGAATTGCTATCGACAACAGATCCTAATTGGGTTTTTGTAAAATAACGACTGTCATGAGTATGATAAGAAGAATCTAAATCAGACCCATTCTGTAGATTGATTAAACGATCTAAAATAGCCTTTGTCAAGTCGGTTCCAGATACTCCACCAACTTTAAGCGTACCTACCACTACAGTATTGGTAGTTAGATCTAAATTTCTAGTTATAGTGCCAACTAGTAGGCCTAACCTTGTAATGTTCATTATAAAACTCCTTATACGAACAATTATTTTATCTTATATTGACGCCAAAGTCGGCGACTTTATTCTAAGATTGTGTCTCTGTTTTTTGTTTAGGTTTTCTGCCTCTTTTCTTAGGCAAATTAGTTACTTGCATAGATTCATTTTTAGGCAATTCTTCAAATAAAATCGACATTTTAGCATTTAACCCATAAACAGATAAAATTTTATTAACTTCTTCTGCGGCGCCGGTACAAATCTGATTAATTTTTTCACTAATCATTATTCCCAATTGATTAATCTGTTCTTTATCTAGTTTATTGATTTCAACTTTTCTTTCCCTGTCTTTTAAATCCATAAAATCCTCTTATAGTTTATAGTTGTCCTGCTAGGGTCAACATTAGTTTTAAATCTTTTTGTAGCGGATTAAATTCATTTTTTACTATAATTCCTACGAATACGGAAAAATCTCCCACTAAAAATCCATTAACTCCAACAGCCGGCTCTATATCGGTAAGATTTCCCGACTTATCGATAAAAACTAAAGTTCTTAATGGAAATGAAGTAGAAATATTCTCTAATCTACCGAAATCAATTACCTGCCCAGTAGCAGCGTTCGGTATGTTATCCATAGTCAAACCGACCATAGACCTTACATTATTTTCATCCGATACGTCTACTGGTATTAACTGTCCATTGGTATTTATAGAGACAGGAGTAGCTTTTAACAAAGTGCCCCCTGCTCCATTTTGATATCCAGACGCTAACTGCCTACTCGATCCTTTAGCTGACGTTCCTCTAAAATTTGGAGAATATCCCATATCTTTTCCTTTATAATAACCAATAAACAGAGCCGTCAGTAATGGCATTGAAACTTTCATATTGAACGACCGTACTCTGCATAGGAACTCCGTCGATATTCGCTCCTCCGCTTACTATTAATTGCATAGGATTGGCGCTCGAATCTATCTTTTTAAAGAAAAATACTTGACCGACAGCCGAAGCTGGACTAGGAAGAGTAAAAGTAACAGATCCCGAAGAACAGTCTGCTAATAAAACGTTATCTGAATTTAAAACTGCATAATTGCTAGTTTTCGTAGAAATCGCTACCGGACCACCAATAGCATCAGCACCAGGAACTCCCGGAGGACCTGCGGGTCCTTGTGGGCCAGTTCCGCCGCCGCCGCCAGCGCCTGCTCCGCCGGCAGAGATACGAAACTCTAAAATATCTCCAACAAATAAATCTACTAAAATAGTAATCTGTGCGCTTGCCGTACCAGAAGCCCCTACTTCGCTCCATCCGTCGCCTAATAGTAAGTACTGACCATTCCAATATACCTGAAGAGACCCCTTACCTACCGTGTAATTCTGCGGTATATTACCCATACGACTATTGTTAGGCAATGTGATGACCGTTCCAGATAAAATCGGACCATTTAAAGAAGTGGGAGGCGTCGCTCCAGAAGCGACTATTGTGACTGGCTCATCATAAGAAGGATCATCTAAAGAGGTGAGTATCAAACCAAATGCTTTGTCTAATTTTTTGATAGCTAAAGTTAAGTTATCGCCGTCATTAACAATATAATTGCCATCTCCCGTGCCTTGTTGGAAAACGGTAACGGTAAAAGGAGCGGAAACGTTTACGTTATATGCGTCAGAAGTTACGCCAGATGAGTTATTGGTGACTCTAATTGTGTCATCATTTGGATTGCTTAATTGTACGGCGCTAAAATCTGCAAAAAAAGTAGTTGTAATCGCCGTTAAGAATAAAGAGGCTACTTGTATTGCTGTTTGACCGGTAGAAATATCTACCTCTACGCCCATTCTTTCAGCAGCGGGCATCGGATCGGTTCCGATACCGTCTTTTTTGAACCAAACATAATATTTTCTAGAATCAGCAGAAGAATTTAAATAAAAATATTCTCCAGAATTGATAGTAGAGGCCGCGCCAAATTTAAAATCGGTGATTTCCGGAACTGCACCAGGATTTACCGTAGCTACATACTGAGGCGCATATGAAGATTCTAGAGGTGCGCCGATATATTGTAAAATCTGTTTAGAGGTTCCGTCGTCTATTTCTTCGGTTTCTCCTTGCTCTAATTCGGAGCCCATAAATCGGATATAGACTTTAGGAATGATTCCCGTATTATCCGATCGAACAAATAACCAAAAAATATCCTGTCCAAGCGGCACAGATTGCCTATTAGCAATCACAATATCTCTCGAAGAAGAAGGGACGGCGGCGGCCTGATATGTACCAAAAGAATATTTGCCTTTAGCGCCGCTAGCTCCAGTTGAAAGACCTATATAGACAGAGGTTAAAGTGACTTGACTTAATGAATCAACTGTCAAAATTTTATAATATCCAGAAACGGTGTCGGAAGATAATTTTACCCAATCGCCCGCCTGCAATGAACCGGTCCACGCGATAGATCCTACGGATTGAACAACCGCGCTTCCATTAGTAAAAATTAAATTAGGAGAAATTGCCACATCTCTTACTAAATTAATGTAGGCAACCTGGTCATCTCCTAAAATAATGTCAGAAGATAAATTGTTTGCTAAAATTTTATAAGAAAGAGAAGTGCCTATAACTCTTAGATAAATATCGTCAGACCAATTAATCTGGCCTGCTACAGTGGCCGAGTGAGTTATTGATCCTTTGCCCGTAGTAATAGTATTCCCTAAATCTTCTCTTAAAGACTCAATAGAGCCGGCAGAACTCGAAGAATACCAATAAGTCGTTCCTTTAATTTCTTTAATAGAAGTCATAAGAGCATCTAATAAATCTTTAAGGGAACCCAACATCTTATCCCCGCCACGGAACGGGTTGGAACTATTTGAAGAAGAAGTTGACGGATTTTCTAATCTTCCTTCTGGCTGCGCGGTCCAAGGATATTGATAAAACGGATTAGGAGAAGCGCCGCCCTGACCAAGTCTGAAGAGTAGCCAACGAGCATCGGTGATAGAAACAACATTATTTCCAGAATCTGTAGTGACGGTAGCGATAGGCAGAACATTAGACGCAAAAGTACTAGTAGTGATTTTGATACGATATCTTAAAATCTGAGCTTTCGGTAAGCTTTTAATTGTCTCATTTTTGGTAGTAGGAACCCAAATATATGTTTGAGCACTAGTAGAATTATCAATAAATCTTTCATATTCTAATCCTACGTAATTGATAGCATTAGGGGCGAAAGCTCCATCAACAATAACGTTAGTCGCACTATTTAGTTGTTGTGAAGGGGTCCCAGGAGGAACTAGGAATACGGTTCCTGATTGGCTAGAAGCAATATGAAATACGGCTCCAGGATCGACTAATAGCTGTAAACCACTAGCAGCTCCGCCAATTGCGCCGGCCATACTAATTTCAAAACCGCGCAAAATGTATCCTTGAGAAGTGCCAGTAACGAAAGATTTGATTAATTCATCAAAATCATTACTTACTGCGCTTTCTAATGATTTAATATCGGGTAAATCTACCCTTCCCTGTGAAACCCAATTTATACGACGTTTTACGCTCATTATTAAATCCTAATTTGGTAAATTTTTGCCTTTTCTATAATAAAGATTGAGACTAATAGCTTCTCCATAAAAAATACAATTGCTTTAATTATATTTATCATATAAAATGATTAAAGAAGACCAATCTTTAATTTATATGGTTAAGGAGTGCTCAATTGGGAAAAACTCGTCGCGGTGCCAAAGAATATAGCAGAGAACAACAACTTATACATGAAAATAAACAATTAAAACGAGAGCTTAGCCGTCTCCAGAAGCAATTAGCCAGAATTGATTTAGATCGATACAGTCATATCCAAGACATGTTAAAGGAATGTAAAACGGCTGAAGAAAGCACGCAAGATACTCTAGATAAGCTTAAACAAGAATGGAAATGTAACAAATGCCAAGATGGATATCTAGAAATCTTTACTTACACAAAAATGGGCGAAGTCTGGTATATAAGAAAATGTAATTGCTGTAATAATAAAACTAAATCTCAAATATACACCCCAAATGTTAAAGGAATCTTAATTAATAAGCCAGAAATAGAAGAAAAAGAATAATTATTATTATAAAAAATAATTATACTTTATAACTATTTATTTTTATTCAATTTTTCTTTTTTAAAAAATAAAAATTTATCTTTATTTGAGCCGCTCTATTTGGTATACTGCTTTTATGGAGGTCGCATGACTTATGAATTTATTATTTTAGCTGCCGCTAAGGCCGCAAAAGTTTCTGGAACTTTACTACTTGCGATATGTACTCACGAAAGCGGTCTTAAAAATGTTTACGTTCCTCATGACGGAGGAAGTCCTACTTATGGAATTTGCCAAGTGAAACTTCCTACAGCACAAATGATGGGCTTTAAAGGAGAAGCAAAAGATTTAATGATTCCTGAAATTAATGCAAAATGGGCCGCTATTTATTTGAAATATCAAATTGATCGATATGATAAAAATTTATGTAAAGCTACTGCTGCCTACAATGCTGGAAAATTCAATAAAAGTAAAAATGATCCTCAAATTCCAAGAAATTTAAAATATGTTAGAAAAATACAATCAAAAATAGATAAAAATTTTTATCACATTTTAGCCTGTGGAGACAAAAAATGAAACAGTGCTATAGAGAAAAAATATACAATTTTCAAATCCCTAAATATGACCCCAATCTATTATTAGCAAAAACCATCAGTCGATTGGAAAATATTGAACATAAAACGATTGATATTTATTCTTTAGAAGAAAACGAATTAAATCATCTCTTATTAAATTTTATAAGACACGTAGTAATCAAAGACTATAATAATCATTGTCACTCTCCTTCATTTGTTAAAGATCCTAAAGAATATTTTTATTGGTTTAAAAAATTAAATTTAGAAATAGGAAAAGTTTATCCCTTTTTAAATAAAGTTATACATCAACAAATTAACGCTAAGCGGATACAAGCTTTTGCACAAAGGCCAAAAGATGAAGGTACTAACTCTTGATTGTGAATATAATCAGCCATCTAAAAAATTAATCAATATTGGGGCGGCCGTTTTTGACGCAAGAAGCGCCGAACTTATTGAAACATTAGATTTATATATCAATCCAAATGAACCTATTAATCCAGAAATAATAGATTTAACCGGCATTACAGATAGTGATGTAAAAAATGGATTAACTCCTTTTCAAGCCTATGAAGAATTGAAAAGATTCCATAAGAAACATAAATGTTTCATGAACCCATTGGTTTGGGGATCTAGTACTTCAAATGATAGTCATCATATTTGGACAGAGTCGCAGTCTACAGAAGAAAATTTTATGGGTTTTAGAGTTTTAGACGTAAAAACTATTTATCAAAGTTGGAAACTTTTTGAAAATAAACAAATAAAATCCAGCCTAAAAGAGGCTTGTGAAAGATGCGGTTTATCATTTGAAGGCATCCCTCATAGAGCATTACCGGATGCAATTAATACTTTTAGAATTTGGTATTTCTTAGTAAAAAAAATAAGTTTAGGCGCTCGCTCTGTCTAAAGCAAACATAGGAATTTGTCCCACGAAAGCAAAATTCAAACGATATACAGATTTTGACACTATAGAGTGATCTTCTTTACTAACTTTTGCATTTTGTATAAATATGATATCTTCTCCAGTAGATCTATCTTGTACTCGTATAGAAATGTAGGGAGAGGCAAAATAATCTGTGAATTTAGGACGAATATCGTGTCCCTGTAAACCTCCACTATTTTTAAGACGAATACCATTGACCATACCGCTAACGGTCACTCTTCTGCCAGCAATTTCTTGTGGATATGGAGAATCTATTCCGTAAATCCCTTCTTCGGCATAATCTACAGTAAAATTAATACTTTGCACAGTTTTATAAATTTTATTATTTATATACAGTTTAATATGTGGACCAGATAAAGTGTATTGTGGCATGATTAACTCCAAATAATTGGGTTTTCTGTGTATTCAGTACCCCATTTTCCAAGCCCGACGTCACCGGGGTATAGAATTGTAAAAATTACATTTATACCAGCCGCAGCTATACTCTGAATTAGATTCTGAGCGTAAATTCTTCCACTGACTACATCAGTAACGTAAAACGGATAATCCGTACCGTCTTGACTAATTTGTACGGCAGATTTTTGTACTAAAGAAATATCTGTACCAATCGGATGATATTTTTTAATAGTGTAAGCTGGGCTTATCAATAAAGTATTCGAAGAAGGCCTAGCGATATATGGAATAGGCCCCTCTTGTTCTTGTGTTCCATAGCCCAATAATAAATATCCAAAGGTGTCTGGGAATGCTGAAGCATCCAATACGGAAATCACTTTAGGCATTGTGCCGTCTAAATTCTGATTAAGTGCGGTCCCTACTTCACTAATTGTAAATGGTTGAGAAGTATCATACATATATGGACCTTCTTGGTCTGGCAATAAAGATTGAGGATCTAATGGATCATGTAAATGTGCTGACCCAATCCTTTCCCTTCTTACTACTCTAGTAGCAGCAGGTAAAAATATCTGTAATATATTATTCTGAGTTTGATAAACTGCCGCGTATGCTAGTTTATTAATAACTGTCTTTCGTACTGGATTAAAAAATAAAACAGCATTATCGTCGCCTTGTACTACTATTCCAGGAGATCCCAGAGGATTCTCTATTTCAAAATAAGAATTGTTAACTGAACCACCTATAGAATTGACTATCGTGTAACTTCCTTCATTTGGAGAAGCGGAAAAGCCTCCTCCGTAAACATTTACATAATTGCCTTTATTAACTTTTCCTAATTGAGGATTAGCTCCTCCAGACCACGTAAAACGGATCAGTCCTCCAGGTCTCAGAGAAAGTGTCCATTGTGTAGACATATTCCCGCCAGCAGGAACAGAAGCCTCAAATTTTAATTCATTTTGGGCTCTTCCACCTAGAATAGCTACACTGGATGCTGGACCTACAGAATCACTTAATATTTGAACATATGGTCCATTACCATCGTCTTTGGCAATAGCATTTCCATTAAGACCACGGTTTCTCAGTGTTTTAACAATAACGTCGGCTATTTCCTGCGCTTTTGCCGCCGCGATACTTTGAAATTCAGAAGTGGAAAATTCTATTGGAACAGTAAATTTATCGTCAAAACGAATAACCAACTGATCTCCATCTTGCAAATTATAAGGCTCAAATGCCATAGCATCATTGTTAGCGTGTACATACTCATCTCCGAATATCGAATTTAATAAACTATTGATCAAATCTCTTACTTGTTTTCTATTTTTTACTTCTATGCCGATCTCTCTATAGATATCATCCGAAAGCCCAATTTCTGGGGGTCTAGTAATACCGTATTCGGCTAATCTCTCATCTAAATATCTTCCAGAAGCTGAAGCTATATAAAGTTGATCATGTACTTGTCGAACGTTATCGATTAAATAAGAAGAGCCTCCGGTCGCCAAAGCAGACAGGATAGCATCAACAGTAGGTCCCTTTAAATATGGATTTAAATAGGACCTCAATCTTTTTATTTCATCTTGAATAGTCGTATAAGTGGGCATGATATCTCCATTATCCTATTGCAGACACGCTAATATCCTGAATTGGATCAATAATTCTAGATTTTTCTCCAGGAGCTAAGAAAATTAAATCGTGCGTGGCGTCATATAAAGGACTGCTGATAGCTACCGCTCTTACGCCAGGTATAGAATTTACAACGCCTATTATTGAACTTATAGCTATAGAAGAACCAACATCATTAGAATTAATTAACGAACTGACCGAAGTTCTAACTTGTTCGGCGGCCTGGGCAAAAGGAACTCCTGTATTAAATCTACAGTCAATCGAAATTTGAACTCTTCTTACTAAAGGCTCTCTAACGAACACCGTAGAACCGGCCGCTCCCACTCCAGGATAGGTAACCGGATCTCTTGGATCTCCGTAAATTATTCTGTTAGCTTCTGCTATTAAACCTGTGTTATATCTATAACTGTCTAACCCGTTTTTAACAACCGTAGAATAATTTAATTTATTTAAAGAAGTTAATTGAACTTTAGCAGATTCGTTAATCTTTGTGTATTGTGCTACTGTGTCGAAATCTATTAAATTTCTAGTAGGAGCGCCAGGCTGCGATGAAACTAGTAAAACATGTTTATACCCAGAATATAAAACGCCTTCTTCTACATAAACAGAACTTTCTCTATTATTCAAACTTACGTTGGACATAGATAACAAAGTACTATCAATGACTATAGAATTGACATCTATAATTTCGGAAATATTAAAGGTTCCCGCATTAATAACGGAAAGAGTATCTCCAGTTACTACTAATTTATCTCCTATAACTGACGATTCATATTCCACAAATTGTATTTGAGGTCTGTGGCAACTAAAAGCTCCCATAGAAATAAACACAGCGGTTTCGTTGACTGCGGAAGGATTGATACACTCTAAGAACGTGCGCCTTCCTTGCTGAATCACTAAAACACTAAAAGGAGAGGGAACGTTAAAATTTGTAGCGTCGGACGTTTCTTGATATCCGACTGTTGTAACGTAACAAGTATTACCAATAGAGGTAGCAGAAAGTCCCGTGGTAACATTTAATACTGCGGCCACTTTAAAGGCTACTTGACTGTCATTATCACCGCTTAAAATATTAACTTGCACTCCAGTATGTAATGGGACAGAAGGATCTGAGTTAGATCCATTGACATTAAACCAAACATAGTACAGATTGACATCGCCCGCACTATTGATAAAGAAATATTTGCCCGCTCCACCTAAAATAAATTGACTACCAGCAGGAAGCACTAAATTAGTTTTTTCCTGTAATTTAGCGCCAGATCTCAATACCATATATTCGCCTTGGTTATTAGGATCAAAATCCGTACCAAAAGTTATGACATCTCCCATTTTAGCATTTTCAAAATTCGGCTCTGTTCCTATTCCATTCCAATTTAAATAGGCAGAATTATTAGTAGCATTTACTTTTATAGAAGTAGAGGGATCAACTCCTAAAGAAATATTATTATATGGTAAAGTGACTTCTTCTTCCATTACATTACTATTTTCAAACCAAACACTGTCGCCATAACGACGGATAACTCTAAATCTACCTTGATTTAAAACAGAAAAAGGAGAAGACAATATTAAAGTATCTCCTTCTGATACTTCACTATAGGCAGAAAAATCATCCGAAACAAAGGTCTGGCCTACTAAAAATGCGCCGCTAACTGTTACATTGGCTGGACCATTCGGCACATAAGAAATACCGATAGACGCAGAAGAAGAGGCTGTAATTGTCACAATTGTGCCATTTACGGAAGATGTTACGCCGGCGATAGTTCCTGCAACAGCAGAAAAATTAATAGCTGTATCAGCAGGAGTAACACCAATCGCAAAATCAGTATCTGCTATTAAAGTCGTTGTATCGATAGTAAATGCGTCTCCAATATTAGCGTTAGCTGTGAAAGTAAACGTTCCGGAAGAAAATTGATTCTTAGCCGAAGGATTTAGTACTCGTACAGACGTTCCGTCATCAGAAACTCCAGTAACTAAAAATGTACCATTATTTTCTGTATAATTTGTTCCGGCGATTGTTAATAAATCTCCAATAGACAATTCATTGAAATTAGTATTACCGGTTAAGATGATATATCTAGAATCATTCGATCCAGATATCTTTTCAATATTTAAAGTCCCACCTAGCGAATCATCAAGATTTAAGGTAGATTTTATAAAATTAGGACTGATTCCAGAACCGTCCCAGCTTAAACACACTAATGAGCCCTGTTTTTCGATTTTAAAAGTGCGAGTAGAAGATCTGATATGATGTCTTGGCTTACCGAAATATCTCTGGTTATCAGCCTTATTTTTAAATACTATAGTAGATTTACCTACTAAAGGGTAATCTCCGATAACGTCGATACTAGTATTAGAACTAAAAAGAGCTTCTTTTCTCTGATAATTAGAGGACTGTAATTTAAACCATTGATCACTATGAATACCCTGCGAAGAAACTCTGTCGCTAGAAATCTGCATAACAGAATTATTTATTCTACTGGCGGTATCTAAAACTGGAACCTCGTATTTATTTCCCAATCCGCCTATAATTTGCACAGAACCATCACTACCAAGAATATTGGTAGAAATTTCTAACTTAGAATTCCGATCTACTAAGCTCAATGAACCTACAGTAGTTAGACCAGTAACGGCGAGGATGGACCATAATCGATACACTTGATCCATAGTGGTAGGAATTAATCTAAAATATTCTCCATCATTAAAAGCGTAACCTACGTCTGTAGATAAAGATAAAGGAACTTTAAATGTGAACTGAGGACTTCCGGCAAAATTGTTAGAAGAAATCCAATTTATGCCGTCTAATAAATAAACACTATCGTAAACAAAGTTACTATCTTCAAATGTACTTAAGTTTACTATTCCAGATCCATCTATTCCGCCATCATTAACAATCGTGGAGGTAAAATATAGAGATAGATTATTGTTAATATAATCATTAATATCTGAGGCTGTAGTATTAGATGCCTGATAGAAAGAAATAGATCCGCTGACTAAAGTACTTTTATTACTTTCCGCGATTGCTGCTCCATTAGGTCTCTGAATTGTAAAACTTGTCGAAGTAGGAGTAAATCCAACTTCTGTAGAAACTCGGAAAATACCTATATTAGAGGGATCGAATTCTGTTTGAGATGTCATATTGACATACTCTCCGCCTACTAATCCTGTAAGAGCGGGATTTGTTCCAATTCCGTTCCATGTATAGGTAACTTGATCTACGCCTAAAACTGGAGTGTTGGGAACTATTGTTATATCCCATTCTGTAGTTGCATCTATTGACGTAGCTACGGCAATATCACTTTTCAAATTAATACGTATAGAAATTTGATCATCGACAACTACTGTACTACCGATATCAGAATTCGGTACAGAAGGATAGACGTATCCTATATTTATTTTTTCTCCACTTCTTCCCCATTCCGTAGATCTAAATAATAAAGCTGTTTTAGTTGGGCTCGGCTTTAAAACTTTATGTGCTTGCATCAATACTTTGAAATTTGAGAAATCGAAAGTAGCCCCAAAAGCATCGGAGAAATTAGACGTAGGTCCAAAATCTACATCGTAGGCATTAAAATTAGAAGGATTGACTGCTAAAGTAGTATTAGTCTGTCCAATTCTATACAGGGGCAATTCAAAACTCTTTGAATTGGTGTCATTATCCATAACAACTACGGAAGTGTCATTATGGCCAAAATCTAACGGACTTGCAATGAAAAACCTGTCGATAGAACGAAGTCTTCTAAAATAATTATCATTTTCTATATTGACTAAAAATCCTGATATAGACTTTTCTTGTACAGATTCTCCATAAGGTTGTGCATCTTTAAATGAGCCATATGGATGGAGTATAGAAATTAACTCGTTAGGATCTCTGCCGGTAAACGAAATAGAAGAATTTAAACTGCTTATAAAACTGTTAATAGGATCTGCAAAAACTCCAGATGAAAAATTTGAATGTATAAATAATGGAAATTGTCCTTCTTTTTCTTGACTATCGTAGAAAGCAATTAGAGAATCCTTACTCGTTCCTTGATCTCCAGAAGTTAATCCTAATAATTTGCCTTGAGAATCAGAAGTAACTATTAAAATTCTTCCATCTATATCTTTAGACGTAGAACGTAAAATCAGATATTGGCTATCTGATACGCTAAAATTAATATTGTTTGTTTGAGCTTGTAATTCTAGGGCTATTTGATCTAAAGTTTTTACGCCGGAGGCGATTTTAAATTTTTGAGGAGCTAAAATACTTCTTAATACTATAAAACCTTCGGAAAATAATACACCAGGAGTAACCGCAGCAGAAGCGTATTCGGATGCAGTAACTAATAAATCTAAAGTAGATGCCGTAACCGCTCTCACTCTTCCTTCTAAGCGATCAGAACTTGGAAGTTCATTGGACCAAATAATGACGTAGTCTCCAATTTGAATATTTGCAAAAGCATTAACTATATTGGAAGTGTAACGAATAACATTAGTAGACGGCTTAGAAACTCCTAAAATAGAACTGCCGGACACTCCAGTAGAGATTAATTGGCCTGGTTCGTCTACCAAAATCCAAACGTAAGCGTCAGAAGCAAATGTAATACTACCACTAGGAATCTGTTCACTAGAAATTCTAGCCTCAGTTTGATCGCTACCTAATTCTAATCGATCTCCAGTAGATAATGGAGAAATTAATTGAATTTGCGCCGTATTCCTATCTAAAATAAAATCGGCAGATTTCCCAGAAGAAGATAGTCCGAGTAATGAACTAAACATTCCCTTTACAACTAAAGAAGAAGAAGGATCGATAGAAATCTGAGCCCTATTATTGGCCCCTAAATTGCTAGTTATTTTTAACTGAGAACCGATTTGTTCTACTGTGGCACCCGTTAACTTGTTATTTAAAACTTGAACCCAAGAATCTAGCGAGTTAGTTGAAGAAACGCTAGTATAGAGACCTGTATTGATAAAATCTGCGTCCAATATTGTATAGGTGATTGGGGCCGTATTATCAATAGTCAAAATCAAAGTTTCGCCATTTGCTATAGTAGCCGACCATAATTGTTGGCTCTGTGAAAATATAGACGCACTATTGCCGAATTGGCTTAATGGAATTCTATTTTTATATAAGCGAACGGTCTGTATTTCATTAGCTGGAAATCCTAATTGAATTGCGGCGTCTCTTCCTGATGTGGTCGGCGTAGAAATTTTTATTGTATCGTTCCCTTCGCCCTTTTTTCTAATTACGACGTTTTGTCCGCCATTAGCAGTAGTCGCTTCAAATCCTAATGCTGTATTAGCATTAACACTGGCCGTCACCTCAAATGCGGTAACTCCTCCAGGACTTCTAAAATCAGAATCACTAAAAATATGTTGATAAGTCTGATCTCCTACAGTAACAGCTAGAGTATCTCCTCCTATTAAATCGAATGGGGCAGATAACGTAGTTTCTAAGAAAGCTTTTGCTACTGGAGCCTGTCTGCCTCCGGTAGAAATTTGAAAAATGTATTCTCCTCCTAGAGCACTGTCAACTAAAACTTCTAATCCGATACCTGTAGATTTGGCCTCATATACATTTCCGTCGTCTACGTATACAGTAGACAGGCCATTAATAGTAGTTATATCAGTACTTACGATGGAAGACTGTTCATCCGTAGGTGTAGCGCCAATAACTTTGGATTTAATAGCCGTAGCTGTTCCTAAACCTATAGAAGACAATGATCTTTTAATACGCACTCTTAACTGGTCATCGGTTTCACTATCCGAGCCAGTAGTAAATGGCAAATCATTTCTTACAGAAGCGCCAGGAAATGGAGCAGAAGCAAATTCTTTAATAGCCCCACGAGGAATTCTTCCAGATGCTCCTGGCAGTAATGCACTTACTTGGATATTTGAAGATTCTACTTCACCATCTAAAATGATAGCGGAAGTTACTACGCTATATTGCAAATCTGGAGTGGCGCCAGAAGACGGGGATATAGCGATCGTGTTAGCTGGTATATTTCTATTCCCGCCTTGTGCTAAAATAACGGTTTCTCCGACATTGTGGAATTTAGTAGTCGGATTTGATAAATTTACTACATAATAACTGCCTAATTGAACGACAGAAGAATAAGGTATCGGCCCTTCAATATTTGGAGTCCCCCTACCAATATAAACCGATCCGGTAGGAGTAAATAAACTCGCGTCGCTTACCTTAATTTGGACTGAACCTATATTTGGAGGATTCGCTCCAGCATAGACCTTAGTAGAAATTTTATTAAAGCTAGTATCCGTGACGGTTACTAGTCCTGTAGTTGGCTTTGCGGTGATTGGAGTAATTTTATTCTCTCTGGCTAATCTCTGTAAAGTTTCTCCAGTAGCTCTATCTACTGAAAAATCCTTAAGAATTTGAAAAATATCCCCAGAGGAACGAGCAATAGCGAGAGCTACGGTCTCAAAAAAACTAGTAACAGCCGACCCCACGTTAAAATCATTAATGCCCATTTTAGAGGCATAGGCTGATAACATTGATCCGGAAATATCTTCGTAGGATTGAGGTTGTGGTAAATTTTCTGCCATTTTATAACTCCATTAAAGGTCTTCAATATATTATATCATTAATTTTTAAATTCGAACGTTAAAGGGAATACACCAGTTTGTCCCGATATCACTAAAACCATACTAATAAATAGAGAAGGTCCACTAATCTCGATCTTTAAATTTTCCAATCTTTCAAATCTTGGATCTTCTTCTACCAATCTAGTGATAGTGTCATAAATTTCTTGTGCGTTGGTTTCAGAATTCATTAATCCAGGTCTGATACTTAAACCAAAATCTGGATGTAGAAGAAAGGTTCCTTTTAATGTCGATAATTTAATTTTAATCGCTTGAATCAAATTAGTCATTCCGGATGACAATCTAAAGTCCCCATAACTATTTACAGCTATATCTCCGGAGTCAGTTAGTAGCCAATCTACCTTGCTCATTCCAGTTAAAGGATCTCCTGCCGTAGAAGAAGGAACTATAATACTCGGCTCATCGGGTACGGGTAAATCGCTAGGAATAAATATTTTCTGTTGACTATTTGTAGTGCCCGGCAAATAAGCCTGTAGGTACGCTTTATCTAACGTAATAAAATTATCTAAATTGGGTTCGCCGTCTAAGGTGATTAGAAAACTAGTATCGGAAAGCCTGTCTATTCCTAAAATTTTTCTATAAGAAGGTTTTTGTGTAGAACTTCTTAATATTACTCTTTGTCCTAAATATAAATTTTCAATATCGCCAATAGTTATCTGTCGACCGATAGCATTCGATAGTAAGTCTTTAGTAAATCCATTTTCATCTATATATGGATCTCTTAAGTTATTTAAAGTAACTATTTCTAACCATCTACTAGAGTCGCCTAAATATCTTTGCGCAATTCCCTCTACCGTTAGACCAAAAGGGACGGGGACTAATATTTTACTATTAGGAATCGTAAAAGCAATACCCGAATCATCAGCTAAACCGGCCACATAATCCATATTTGACTGTCTATTTGAATCATCGATGTCGGTAGTGGCCGTTAAGATATCATAAGACTGTAAAACTTCATAAAGCGCTTTTAGCAATTCATATTCGTCTAAAGTTATAGGAGTAGACCGTACAGAGGGAGCTGGACGTCCATAAATTTGATTATAAAACGCATTCCCAGATCCAAAATTATTCGACAATTGAAGCGCTAATTCTTGAATTATAGATCTGTATTGTTTGAGATCGTCAACTGTAGTGAGGCGAGCGTCTTCTAAAATAGCACTAATTGTATCTTGTTGAGAATTGTCTAAACTTAAATTATTAATAGGAACCTGATCCATTAAGGTAAAATTACGCTCCGGCTGTTTAAATACATTATTAGCGGGATCGATAGTCTGAGAAGTTTTTAAAGTATTCCCTAATGTTCCAGACGCCACGGAGGCAAGGGTAAGACCTTCGACAGTAGCAGTCGATTTTGATATAGCTTCCATAGCGTCTCTTACGTTTTTACTACTATTAAGTAAGTCTATAGAATCTCTTAAATTATTTAAACTATCTTTAATAGCGCTAGAATAATCTCTTTGAATTTGATAAGGTAGATCGGAAGCTGTAATTGCTACGCCCGCTAAATCTTTCACAAAAAGTGAGGTTTGTCTCAATGCATTTAAAGGAGCTGTTACGTCGCTACGTACAGCTCTTATTAAATCTATTGTAGAGCTAGTTAGACGACGAGCTTCCGATACTGTATTCAATACTCTATTAAGTATGCCGGGGCCGACGGCAGTTAGTTTAGGTGGATCAGAAATTTTCTGCTTTAAAGATATTCTTCTCCAGGCCTTTAATTGAAAAGTGTACTTAATTTCATTTGGGCTATTTACAGACTGCGTCCAGTTAAATTGTAAAGGGGTAACAATCAAAGACTGGCTTTGTTTAGGTATATCAAAAACCAATCTCCATCCTGCATTTTCTGGACGAGTTTTTGCCTCGGCGTATTGTTCTAAAAATTGCTGTAAAGAAAGGGCTAAATACAATCCAGTACTTTTGGGACCCAAATTAACGTTTTCAGGCCTTTTAGACGTCGGTTGTCCGGCTGGATGATTAGAAGTAGCTGCGCTAATTACGCGTTTTGCTTGATCTTTTAGATTATTAAAAGCTTCTATTGTTCCACCAAATACAGACTGAACTACGCTCGGGGTAGAAGGGGGACTGGTTAAATTTTGACGATATGGCCAAATACCCATGGAGCCAGAGGCGTTTATCATTTTAAATTTCAATCCACCGTGTTCCTCTAAAACTCCTCGTAATGTAGCAGAAGTATTGATTGCATATTGATCTGTTATACTTAATTGTTGGGGAGTAATTGGTAATGTAAATATCCATTGTTTATTCAAGGGCTCAAAATTAATAATAGCGCTGGAATTTCCAGCATTTTGTATCTTAATTGAAGAAGTAGAAGCGCCATTAACTACTTTATTGCCCTTAGATACATCAACTACCATTAAGCGATAGGGAAATAATTTATCCCAGCGATCAGGATCTATATCGATTGGAATAAAAAATTTACTTTTGGGCTCATTAGACCAAGGAATATCACTTTGACTCGATTTAACAAAACCAGCTACCGATTTTATCTTTTTTTCGATATCTGACTTTAAGTGATCAAAATCAGACTGTAATTGTTCTACGTATTTATTAGCGCCTAATGAAAAGTCCATATATACCCTTATTATAAGATTGTGATTAAACCCCCTTCCTTATTATGATATATCATGATATAATTTATATTAAGAGGCCTATATGAATAAAACAGTTATTGTATTATTTTTATTTATAGTATTTATAAGTTCTTGTTGTACTACAAAAGATAATGTTTTAGAAAAAAAATATCCAGATAATACAGCAATACTTCCTTTTGTTAAAGAATACAAAGAGTTAGCAAAAAAACATAAAATTGAATTTAAAAAAAGGGTAAAAATTAGATTTAAAGATATCGATAGGGGTCTATATATCGGTTTTTGTCGTTATGATGAAAGACGCAGGGAGGTCTACATAGATATCGAATTTTGGGATCGATCGTCAGAAGAATTAAGACGTGCTTTAGTATTTCATGAACTCACCCATTGCTACTGCGGAAGAACGCACGATTGGGGAAAAAATAAAAATTATCCAAATTTACTTTTGGAAAGAATCTCTAACAATATGAGAAAAGTAGATATAGTGCCCCTAGTACCAATTTTCCCGGAAGGATATTACGAAGACATGTGTCCGTTTTCTCTAATGGACCCAACTTTAGTAGATAATTACTGTTTAAATAAATACAAAACAGTATATTACGAAGAAATGTTCGATAGATGTGAACCTTATTAGGTTACGTCTTTATAGATTCTGGCCTGAGCGTCTGTTCTATATTTCATAGGGACAGAATCATTTAATGTGATTAATTTACCTGAAATAGACTTGATAGCTCTTACTAATTCTTCTTGGCCTTCTGCCATAATAAAAACAGAATTACCTACTGAAAAAATAGAAGAATCTACGACATTGATAATAGCGGTCCCATTCGCCGGGGCCGAGAACGCACTTGTGGGAACTAATCCTAAATAAATATTTTTAGTATTAAGAATATCATTTTTTATTTTTATTTGAGCGGTTCTAGAATTTTGCATACCGGTTAATTTGATTAGAGATCCACCTAAAAAATTTAATCGTAGAACTAAATAATTATATCTTTGGCCATATAAACCGCTACTCGATATTAACTCTCCCGTACTTAAATTTTGACTGATAGTTCCCAAATTAACATTTAATTGAGAAATTCTCGTAGAAATAAAACTATTTCTTGTATTTAATGCATTCTGCAACGCGACTAATTGAGTAGAATGTAATTTTGTAGGAGCTAATAAATTGGAATTGTAAGAATTAAATCCTAAGCAAGTAGTTTGTCCATGTGAAGTATTGAAATCTGGATAAGCTAACCAGATATTAAGGGCTGGTATAATCACGTTATTTATGTTATTTATTGCAGCATTATTTTGCGCCTGCCTTGCAGAGTCTTTATCGTCGTTCACTATCAAAGATACTTCTGACAATAAAATGTTTTTATAAGTATTTACTGCATTAACAATATCAGTTTTCAATGTTTGAATAACTGGATCATTAGAAATCAAATCGGGACCAGATGTCCACACTCCTCCGTTACCGACGCAAGATGGTTGAGTGGTATACATAGGTAAATCACAACTTCCTGTAGGAGCACATGATTGTCCAGTAGTATTTATTATGTCTGTATGTGTGTTGGCACTTGTTATATATCCTAATATGGTAGTGATGTAGGAACTTTCATTTGCAATAGCACCGTATCCCTCTGAATAATTTTTTCCTATGGAATAGCCTAAAGCAAATGGTTTTGTCTGTGTCCAAATATTTCCGACAGAAGATAAACTAGGCACAGAAACAGTTCGGTCATTGGGGAAAAAAGCATTTTGTAATTTTTTATTTGCCGCATCTAAAATAATTTGCTCAGTAATAGTTGTACGTAAATTGCCATCCAATAAATTAAATTCATTTTGATATCTATTTATTAAAACATTGACAGGATCGAATAAATTTTTGTGGGCCGTATCTAATTTTTGTACAGCCGCAATCTCTTTCTCTAATTGTATACGTGCGCGATCGATATCGGCAGCGTCCGTATCGGCCTTAACAATTTTTAATGAAAATGTTACACGATCATCTTTAGTTAATGGCATTAATGTATCCTTAAGGGTCGAATTTGTAAAGTTGATAAGAAGAATTTTGCGTCGGCTTGTTGTGCGGCAGTCCCATTTTTCTTTAAGTTATTTAATTTGATAAACATCTGATCGAAGAAATATTCTATTCTATCTTTTTCAAAAGCCATCATGCCGTTAGGCAGAGTGAATATCTCTGGTCCTACCTGTAGATAATAATGACCGCTTTCAGAAGCTATAACGTCTTCTGTTGTGTATTTTCCATAAGGATTTTGATCTTTCTTGTTGTCCATAATTCATTATACCAAAAAATACTGAAAAGTCAAAATTGTTATGAAATCAAATAAAACATGGCATATCATAATTGTTCCGTAGCCATATCTTCTCGCGTAATCATTAGTGACGTAAATATAAAATAACATAACACCGAAAGTCCATAAACTTTGGTAGATATGGGCAGCCGCAAAAATAAAAGAAAATAGGCCTAATAATATATAGAAAATATAATGACAAATTTTGTTAGTATCTTTTATATGATTTCTGAAAAGCAATAACGGTAAACCAAATACCGCGTCCTCCCAAAATACAAATGGAGTAATTGACAAAGGAAGAGATCTAAAAATAGCAAAAATTGACAAACCTATAGATAATTTATAAAGCACCAGCCTAATTAAAAATACGACTACTAAAAATATAATCCATTTCAAGATTGCCTTAAGATCTACTCTTAAAATTGTGCGGTAAGAAGTAAAAAATGTCAGAATTATTAAAATAATTCCAATTAATATATAAAATCCATTATGTGAAAAAAAGCTATAAAAATCCATTATACCGCCGTAACTTTTACCGCATATCCAGAAATAGCGTTACTAATAACCGGAGCGCCCTCGTTTCCAGTACCCATAAAGATTGTGCTTAACAATAATACGGGCTGGCCTCCGGCGCCTCCTAAAGCGACTATGCCATCTATTGTTATCATAGGAGATTTTATATTTACCATAGAAGCGGCTTCTACTTTATATTGGCTACCTTTTTGCATTATTTCTGACTGTGCCTCTATACTCATTTTTTGACAAGTTATAGAAGAAGATCCAGTCGCTTTTACTATTGAATCAGCACACTGTAAACTATAGTTTTTAGTAGCTTTTTCAGTAATATTTTCAGAAGCTATCACATTAAAATTTTTCTTAGAAGTATTACTAATATCCCCATCCGCCGTTAAACTAGCAATTCCTTTTTTATCTAGTCGTAATTTAATAGTTTTATGATCTATTTGCAGAGACCCGTCCTTTTCTATTTTAGCGGTCGTATTTCCCTGATTTTTATCGATAATTTTCCCATCATTGTCTGTCGCCCCTTTAAATGTAAGAGTCGCGCTGCCGTCTTTTTCTACTTTGATATTTAAACCATTGTATTCACCCTCTAGATGTGGATCTTCGTCTTTTAATGTAGTTTTTCTATCGGGATGTGTAAGGGCGCCGACTATTACAGCTTTATCGGACATAGAATCTAAACATAACAAAAGAACTATTGCACCATTCTGATCTTTTAAATTTACAGAATCTCCTTTATTTTTTTTCTGTTTTTTCTTTCTTAGGGTTCTTTCCAGAAAATCAGCAATAGATCCAAGGCCTTCGCTAGACATACAATTACGATAAAGAATAGATGTCGCCCCGCGATCTTCATTCTGCTCCATTACTAATACATCATATTCTGTAGTAAGCTTAGACTTATTTCTATCGTGTTTAATAGGATATGTTTCAATAATTACCCCTACTCGAAGAGAGGTATTTTTATAACTTTTATTAAATCCGGCCATTGGAGAATGATTATTTAGATCCAATAGCCCAGAAGGTGGAACAAAACCAGATTCTTCGATCATTACGTCCTACCTTTCTTTGGTTGGGGAAAGGGTTTATTATTTTGTTCTATTTCATTTTTAGTTGGCGCCGTAGTATTATTTCTATAGACAACATCTTGTTCTTCAGATACGCCGGGTAAAATATGATTATTTTTTGAATCTCTTTCTCTTTCTTTATACGCACGAGTATTAGTCATTTCGCTATATTTAGTTCCAGATGCAGAGCTATTAATATCTACGCCACTACTTAAATTAATAATTGTTCTAAATCTCTTTTTTCCATCACTTACAGAATAAATACAAGAATGAGAAATTTGTTCTATATGAAATACTACATTATCAAATTCTAAATTATCTCCGACAGCAATCGGATCGACTATGCCAGTACATTCTAAAGTGCCGTTTAATTTTAAATGTCCGCCGATTAGTGCGTCTCCTACGATTTTAGCCCAAGAAGGACTCAGATAATCTTTTTTTGCAGAAGTTAATTCGTCAAATTGAGTAGTTACTATATATGGCCTAAGTCCGCTTCTTTGAACGTCAACTACGTCATATACGTAGTTTCCTTTAGCTATTTCTGCCGATATGGCCGTTCCTTTGGAATCTATCGTAGATTTTCCAAAATATTGAACAAAATTTATTCTAGCTGACTCATCTCTTCCAATATCTAAATTATGTATTAAAGACGGATGAATTTTCCATCTAGGCAAATTTAAAAATTTTGTTGTGGGTAATTTTGATTCAGAAAAATCTTCGGTAGTAAAAGGTATTTGTCGATATACTAAAGTAGGTAGTATTTTATTGGCTGGAGAAATTCTAAAACATGTATAGAGTTCATTTAGAGGAGAATTAGTATATTGATTTAAAATAGACCAAGCTTGAACTTGATTCCAATATTCGGGCTTTAAAAAAGAATCTCCTGAACAAGGTGTCTTTGTGTAATAAATCCTATTATATTTTGAATAAATAGGATTAGGATTCATCCCAACATAAAGTTGTTGATTATTATTATTGGAATATTGCTGTATACCAAACAGTCCTAGATAAACGTCCTTTGCGGCCTTCACCCCAGGAATATCTAAAAGGTTGCCGACCAAAGACGGCATAAAAAAATGTACGTTAGGACTTTTTAATACGCCATTTTTTTCTTTTCTACCTTGCTCATTAATACCGTCGCCAATAAAACTGTGCAAAAGTACAGAAATTAAATCTTGGCAATTAACTAATCCCTTATCATTAATTAATTTAGACCAATCTCTACCTAAATAACTAGAAAATAAAAATTGGTTTTTGGGATCTTGATTGGGGTCGATCAAATATGGGTTAAAATAAATAGTGTTGTTGAATTCTGTAAATGCGTATCCAGTTATTTTGAATAATAGTATTTTTGTTCCGGTTCCAGGATCAGAAGTTAAAATTTTTCTTACACTTTGTACTTTATAAAATCCTTTAAAGCCATCTTTGACTCCGTTAATAGGCTTTTTTGCTCTTGCTTGATTAGCTACTCTTCTTGCATCTGCTGGCCAGTTTAACATATTAACAAAAACAAAATCTCCGGGCGCTATTTCTGTACCATAATTCACATCAGACATAATTAAAACAGCATTCATGGCGGGAGTAAGAGTATTTTTTGAATCATTTGTAGAAACTTGCAAACAGTCATTTTCAACAACTAAAGGGTCCCTTACATCTGTAGATGTTCCAGAACTCATCCCTTTAGTATCTCTATTTTCCCATCTAACGAACGTTAAAACCCATTCAGGACTTGTTTGTTGAACAGATCCATTCTCTCCATCCTTAGAAGTGCCATTCGTAGTAATATTTTTAACAAAAGCTTTATTATTTGCCATAATTATTTCGATTGTTTACCTGTTTGATATTGAGTAGTAGGCATAGTACTTAATTTCTTTAAAATTTCTTGTAATCCAGCAGTATCTTTAGCTTGTAATGCCTGCATTAATTCGGCATTCATCTGCCTCATTTCTCTAGTCCAGGCGGCCGTAGATTTAGCCGCAATTTCCATTTGAGGAGCAAGTTCTCTAAAATTTTCTAAAACCACTTTAGAATCAGCGGCCATAGCTTTTAGAGTTTCGTCTTCCATCCTGCCGGTCTCTCCAGATATTTTTTTACGCCGGATCTCTTCTCTACTAGCGGCAGTTTCTACTGCCGTGGCGGCGGGATTAATAGTTCCTAATGCGCGAGCTACCGTCTCTCTCTGGCCTTGATATCCCAATTCGGTAGTTTGGAATGCTGTTAATCTATTAAAATCGTCTCTTAAATCTTGCGGCAATTTCTCTATATCCGCTTCGCTTAATCTTTCTTTACCGAGTTTTTTCATTCCGGCTCTTATACGATCTCTTATAGAATCGGCCTCTTTGAAACGACTTACCGCTCCCTGATTAACCGTAGTCATTTTCTGAACTATAGCTTGAGGAGAAATACCGGCTTCTTGGGCTGCTGCTTGAACTAATGGATTATTTTCATTAAGATCGGCTTCTGGGACCTGCATCAATGCTTGTTTTGTAATCGTAGTTAATTTATTTAAATCTTTATCCCCCATCATGCCGGCCGCTCTCATCACTCCTCTTGGGCCGGTTGTAGTTTGAGATATTTGCTGATACTGTTCATAGGCAGTTTTGGCAGCCCCTAAACCTAATGTAGTCTCCTCGCCTAAAAATCTTCCAAAGCCAGCCGATACTCGACCAAAATCTTCTTCTGTTTTAGCTCCACTTTTAGCTATAATTTCCGCAGTCATTTGAACAAATTTTCTGTTTTCTTCTGCGAATTTACTATCGTCTAGTCCTAATTTCATTCCTTCTGCTAAAATCTTAATAGTCGCATTTTTAGTCGCTTCACTAGAACCTAATCCGCCACTTAAAGTACCTAAAACTTGGGCAGCATTAGTTAAATTAGCCCCTCTTTGCAATTGAAGACCGAACGCAGACTCTCGCGCCATTCTAGTAGATCCGCCGGCGCCTACTATACCTTGAGCCATCTCCATACCCATTTCTGGCGTAAATCCGGCCCCCATAATACTTTCCTGAAATCCTCCAGGTCCATAAAATTGTTTATTTTGCATCCCCATCATTCTTTGGAATTGCAAATTACGCATAAAATTTTGTTCATATTCTTGAACTGCTAAAGTTTTAAAAGGATTCTGTTTTTTTTGTCCTTCTAAAGAGGCCTGAAAGTCTTTTGATAATTGTTCAGCCAAAATAGACTCATAGCGCTGATTAGCTGTATTAGAAACTTTACTTAACAATAAAGAACGCTGACGCTCATCTCCCAAAAGATTTGAGGCGCCCTTAAACGCTGTTACTCCTCCAGCTATTAAACCAGCGGCCGTGCCGACTACAGGGATCGCATTGCCAGATGCGGCCATTAAAGCTCCGCCGCCGATCATCCCTAAATTGCCCGTCATAGACACTTTATCAGCTATACGCTCCGCCCTCATTCTTTCTAGGGCTTGTTGGGCCGCTAATTTACGTTCTTGGGCAAAGGCCTGCTCAAAGACAGATCTACGACCATAAATATCGCTGGCAAAATTACCCATCGTTCCTTGTACAGCATTGCCCATAGCTTGAGTAGTTCTAATAGGACCGGCAGAAAAATCTCTAAATATTTCAGAACCCTCTCGTAAAGCAAATCCAGCGCCAGATAATACTGTTCCTATGGCACCCATTGGACTGGACCTAAAATTATCTAAAATTCTTTGTCCTATTCCTCTACCTCTACCGCGTCCGCCTCCATCCGCAGATTGATCACGGGCATCTATTGCCTGATTAATAGCCTCGTCGCGTTGACGATACATCTCTTTCATTTGTTGATGATTGGATTCTACTCTAGCTATTTTTTCCCTAATCTCCAGTTCTTCTTTAGAATCTTTTACCATCTGCTTTTGTTCATCTCTTAACTTTTTTAAAGATTCTGCTTGTTTGAATATTTCTTTATTTAATTTTTCTTGGCTTTTTGCATGATCAGAAATTAACTGATCCATTTCTCTTTTTGTCTGTTGTGTAGATCTCTTAAATGCCTCCGCCGTCGGAGTCGACATTATTCCGCCCATTCCCATACTTTGTAGCCTTTGGGAAGTTTGAGCTTGCATTCTGCTTAATTCTTGCGGAGATACTTCTTTTAATTTCTGTTTAATCTGTTCTATAGAACGATCAAATTCTTCTGTATCTATAGCCGCCGAAAATTCTACTTCTTTTCGCATATTTATACCAATCCTATAACTAATCTATATTAATTAAGATTGCAGTTTGCTGACTTATATCTATATATCACATAAAAATCTTATTAGTTGTTGATTTTATTAATTTTTTTTCATTTTAGATAACTTGTTGACTTGATTAAAGAATTATGATAATCTATTCTAAAGGAGTATTTATGAACCCTAAAGAATACGTAGCTAATGTGTTAAAAACAGAAACAAACGATCAAACTGCCATAACCAATAGGGCTAAGTCTAAGAGAGGAATTAGACTCATTCATGCAGTATTAGGGCTTTCTTCAGAAATGGCAGAAGTTATGGATTTAACTCATAAATTGATAGATAATACACACCTAAAAGAAGAAATGGGAGATTTATATTGGTATACAGGATTGATTATCGACGAACTTCAATTAGATCCTAATGAAATTTACCAAAAATATGACTTTAGCGGAACTCCAGAAAATGTTAGAGGGTCAGCCGTCAACCTAATAGTAAGCACTATTGGAGAATTAGTAGTACATGTAGGAGAAATATCCGACATCCTAAAGAAAGAAATATTTTACGATAGAACAATTGATCCCGAAGTAGTGAAATTGAAATTAAAACAAATAGATTACTGTATAAGTTTTATCCTACATTTAAGATTCATGACCTCTGAACAAGCTATGAAGTCTAATATTGCTAAATTAAAATTCCGCTATCCGCATAAATTTACAGAACAAAGTGCTCTAAATAGAGACCTAGAAGGCGAAAGAAAAATTTTAGAACAAGAATAGGTTAATCAAATAAATTATCTTTATCTAATTGGGCCTCATAGTCATTGAGGTTAATTTCCTCTCCATCAAATTCTTCATTTCGTATATCGGGAAACTCACTGTTTAAAATAGTTTCCCAGAGTTCAATAAGGTGATCAATTTTTTTCTGATCTTGGGAGGCATTTAAAATTTTTGATATTTTATTAAATGTTGTATTATTATCTATTTTTTTCTGTTTCCAGTCGCTGCAAATTTTACACATAAAAGTCCTAATGAAAATCAGTATTATTTTTATCTGCTAAATAGTCTTCTGAGACCCATTTCAATGCTTGCTTTTGTCCATTTTTATCATATTCTTTTCGACTTTTAATTACGATACCTTCGCGAACTAACTGTGACGGACAGAAAACGCTAGGCCCTTTAGTCAAAGAATAGGCGAGTTCACGATTAAACGGCCCTCTATAAAGGACGGGTACGAACTCAAATCCTCTATCTTTAGCATATTTTTCTACTTCTTCTGGATTAAGCCATCGACTTCCATTGGAATCTACTATTTTGACATCAAATAATAAAAATTTATGTCCGTCTAGACCATACTCATAATTCTTTTGAATTGATTTTCCAATTATTTCTCCGAAAATAATTTCTCCAAATTGCATTTTATTAAAAGCGTCTATTTCTTTAAAACATGCTCCATAAACATCTTCTCCATAAAATCCTTTATAGTCTGATTTGGCAGAAATATCTACATTATTGCTTCCGTATCCGATTTCAAATTCTGGCGCCATTCTTAAAAACTTTTTTATTTTTTTCCAAAAAGTATTTGCAATAAAAGGTAATTTGTATGCCCTTGCATTTGTACCATGAACTTTCTCTTCAATAATTACTTCATGTTGTTCATCAAATTTATTCGGAAACCATTTTATATTCTCTACTCCTCCATATTTACTAAAGAGTGGATGAGAATCTTTTTGTTTTTTAGAGGTCGACACTCCTAAATTGGCGCCTTTAAATTCTGGCTCGGGAGGTTCATATTTCTTAATACTTAAAAATAAAGACAGATCTGTTTCTAAAGGAATTTGGTCTAAATTTATAATGGAAGATAATTCTGAAGGATTAACTATCATACCCTGAGAAGCTAGGCCCCGTATACGAATTTGCCTCACTCGATGATTGTGAAGTTTGATCTTACTATCTTCTGGGAATAAAATCTTTTCAATATTTTCTGGTAAAATAGAATCAATGGGAACATAAATTATTTTAGACCCTACTACATATTTATCTTTAGGTATAATTACCTGAAATCCATAAACTGTAGCTACCAATAATCTATCGGCATTATTATGTGGCTGAATATCTAAAATTGTAGTATAAGGAACTTTGTAACCACTATTGTCTTGATCTAAATTTTCCATTAAAAATTGCCCTCCGAACATTGTAAACAAGTAAAACCTCTTCGACGCCACATATCACAAACACGTTTTCGATCATCGATAAAAAACACGGGTTCATAACGAGTTAAAATCTCAAAATCCAAAATAATCTCTTTAATTATATCATCTCTACGAGAATCTTTATTGTGTCTCATAAACAAATCATCGTGGGTTATTTTATTTTTCTGTAACCACTGTTTAGTCACCTCTCTATAAGTATCATGACGCCCAGAACATAAAACTATCGAATATAAATTACTTACTCCATATAAAATATCCCTACACCATTCATTTACAGAATCTTCGGGAATTTCTTCAAAAAATTTGTCCCATCTTTTATTACCATTTTGAACATAATGTAATCTATGATCGATATTACAAATCGTACCGTCTAAATCAAAACACGCGGCCTTAATTTTCTCATTATTTGGCCAAATTCTTTCTACTTCATCCGCTTCCCAATCTTCCACCCTTTCATATCTATTAAAAAACATGTCTAGAGCACTTTTCGCCGACGTATAATCTTTAATAGTCTCATGATTAACTCTAGTTAACATTCTTTCCATACAAGTATTATAAGATTCATGTAGGACAATAATTTTAGTATGATAATTCCCCAATTTTTTAGCTAAACTTAAATATCGAATTCTTTGAATGGCGTCAAAATTCATTCTGTCTACTATAACATTTTTGCCCGATTTCATAGCTTCTTCAAAAAGAATTTTATGGAATTGTCCCTGCGAATCTTGATTAATATAAATAAAATTTTTTTCAATATATTTTTTAGCTAAAGTTGATTTACCAGAACCTGGCGGACCAACTAATAAAATGAGTGTAGATTTACCGTCCATCTTTTTTCACCTTTTTCTTTTTTTCTAATATGGTTGGTTTATTCTGATCTTTTATTTTCTTAATTGCTTCTACAACTAATGGTAAAGTTAATCCAGTTTCCCAGGTAGTGTGGACGAAATGTTCTTTCCCGTGATAATAGGAGATGCCATCGTCATTGTCATCTATAGCAATATAGCCCTTAGTATCGGGATGCTCTTTAAGCCATATATCGATCTCTCTACCTCTTTCACTGGAAAAAGTATTCGGCGTTATTCCTATTACTCTAGAAGAATCTATTCCATAAGATCTCAATTTATCTTTAAGCCATCCTAAAGGATATAAATTCCTCCACGCAGAAGAAATGACTATTTTAGAGTTCGGAAAAGTTTCTAAAATTGATTGAAAATTTGAAGTGCAAACATTGCAAAATGTTTCATTTACTGGACCTAAATCTTCTTCTGGACGTGATTTACGTTTTCTATCCTCATATAAAAATGAGGCCGCTGAATTTAATACTCCGTCAAAATCTAAAAAAATTACAAACATACCAACCCTCTTTTAATAATTTCTCATACTGCTCTTTGGTCAAAACTTCACTTTGTACCAAATTAGGGTTGAATTCTCTAATAGACCTAGAATTCATCCATATCTTACTCATTGTATCATCACTATGAAATAAAATCAACAATTCTTGCTTATAATCAGTAGGATTAATTAATTTTTGTAATTTCATATAACTATTTAGAATCTTTCAATAATTCGTCAATTTTCTTTCTATAAGCTGAAAATATATAATCTAAGTCCTTGTCGAAATTATCAATCAAGAATAGAGCGCTTAAAAGATACATCAAAAATAAAAGAAGCGCATTATTATTAAATAAAAATGTTAAAATAAAAAACGATAAACACGACAATCCAAAACAGTTGAGCCCCGATAAGAATATTCTAATGATTAACAAATTTATCTCTGGTCGAATTTTAACTTTTTGTTCTTCCGTTAATTCTTCATATTTATAATTCTTCATTTAGACCTCAAAAATCTTTTCTAAAAGATAAAACAAAATTTTCCTTACTGATCTGCACACTAAATTGTTGGCTTAATCTAACAGTACCGGTCCCGCCTGAAACTACGTACAACAAAGGTCCCGCAGTTTCTATTACATATGGACCAAAAAGCTTTCTTACTTTTATTTCATGTTTCTTAACTAATTGTTTTAATTCCGGATGTGTGCTGTAATAGGCATTCGATGTCTCTTTACATCCTGTACTATTTAAACATGCGAAAACTACCAATAATTCTTCTAATGCCATAATTCACTTATAAATAAGTTGAGGTCCCCTTTCTATCATTTGTAATATTTTTTCATGAGAGACAGGTTTAAAATCCCAAACATCACACCCTACGTTAATTTGCTTCCCATTTTGTATCCAAGCATTGTGAACGTGTCCATGTATTAACCAAGAATTGCCATCGTTTACCATTCTTTTATGCATATATCGCATATCAATATATTGATTATTTAAATATTCTATTTTTATTTTTTCTTGGCCATCCTCATCTGTAAATTTTTGAAATGAAGACATAGGATGAAATGGATAATGACTTAAAAATATTTTTTGCCTATTCCCTATTTCTATCCAAATATTCTCTTTTACTTCTTGAAATCCTACCTCCAACATTCTGTGAGCAGCCTTATCGTGATTTCCTAAAATCAAAATCTTATTACCATTCATTCTAGGGATCAAATGTTTTAGTAGGGAATATCCGCACATCCCTACGTCTCCCAAAATATAAGCATTTTCATTAGATTTAACTCTGTCATTCCAATTACTAATAATGGTTTCATGCATTTCATGTAAATTTTGAAATGGACGACCGCACATTTTGATTACATTCTTATGAAAAAAATGAAAATCCGATGAAAGCCAAATCATATTACCTCTTTTTATCACAAACAGAACAAAATTCAAATGATTCTCTAAATCCTTGATATGTTACCCATTTATGTCCCTGAGAACATTTATCTGTTTGATGTCTGCGGGTAGGCAAAATAGGATCTCCATACGAAGGATCAAATTTACCAAAAGATCTATTGGGATCGAACTCTACCGCTATATCTCCATTGTCGCTCGCTATAAAATTTGAATTTCTCGTCGACATATCTAAAACCCATTCATCCCAAGTTTCACTTTCCCAATAATAATCTACCATTCCAGACGGTCTGTTATGCCAATTAATGCCGTATCTTATGTCATTTAAATTAGTTATATGATTAACAGTTTTATCAGCACTTACGATAGTTCCAGTTTGAAGAGTGGTTATTGCGATTATTGTATCTCCGGCCAAAAATCCCATGATTATTCCCTTTTCATATCTTCTTTTGTTTTCTTCTTATGACAAGTATAGCATATCACTTGATGGTTTGACAAGCCTATGGAAGGCCCTCCTTTATAGATAGGAATTATGTGGTCCACCTCAGGATTAAATTGGCTAGGAACACGAGTCTTCATACTTGTATATACGGACCAATCGAAATGGGAGGAAAGATTTTGTTCCATTTCTCTTAATTTATTTAAATTGTCTGTAAGTGGCGTAAGCATTTGATTTTTCGATATCCAGTCTGTGATATCATGTATCCTTCTTTTTAAGCTCTGTTCAATAAATGGCCTATAATCATAGCCACAAATATTACATTTAAAATTTTGTTTAATTAATAAAGTTCCCATTCCATGTACAGACTGCGGATTAGCCCAAGTAAAAGCGTTCTCTCCACACTCATCGGAGCAATATTTTTTTCTAGATTTTGGAAGTTCTTTTAAACACCAAATACATTTCTTAACATTATTAATAATAAGAGCACTAAGTTCAGAAAGATTATATCTTCTGTCTGTAGTGCTCTTTTCTAACTCTTCCAATTGTGAATTTTGATAATGCTTATAAATCATTACTCTTCTTCGTCTCTTTTAGAATCAGTTTTATTTAAATCAATATTCAATAATAAACCACTATTACCGCCCATAACCTTGGGCAATTGACCATCCCATTTTTTGATATATTCTAATGACAAAATATTGCCTGAAATGGTTTGTTTCAACAATTTTTGACTTTCTGCTTGTGCCCGAGCATTGATCAATCTGGATTCCGCATCCCCCTTTGCTTCATTGACTTTTGCCTTAGCATCTTGAATAGCCTGTAAGGCGGCATATTCTGCCTGTTTTGCCTTTTGCTCCGCAATCTGTTTGGCCTCTACGGCCTCATTAAACTCTTTAGTAAAATCTAAATTAACTAAGGAAATATCCTTAACTACCAATCCATACGTAGTCAATCGTTTAACTAACATATCATCGATAGTGGTTTTTAACTCCATACGTCTAGTTAAAATTTCTTCTGCTGTCAGTTTTGCAGTAGCCGCTTTTAAAACTTCTGAAACGGCCGGCGCGATAACATTATTTTCAATAGCCTCTTCGTCTCCAACTTCTCTAATCATTTTACCAACAGAATTGGGATCTACCGTCCAGTTCAAGGCTACGGTAGCACCTATTCTTTGTAAATCTTTTGTGGCGGCCTCTGTCTGATCTTGTGATTTATGAACACGGACAGACATGGTTTTAATATAGCTAACAAAAGGTAATTTAAAATGAGGACCTTCTCCCAAAACTTCTTCTCCAGTTTTACCAAGAGTGACTCTAATACCTCTTTGTCCCGGACTGACTGTATCAAACGATCCCATAAAAACGAAAAATGCAAATAGTCCTAATACGGTAAATAGGACAATTTTTTTAATCTTTTTAAATTGAATTTGCAAAACTTCTTCATCATTTTTTTGTTGAAAGCCCATTATATCTCCTTTATTTTAATAAATAATAAAAACGTGTTAAATCTTTACCTTTTACTTCTACTACCTTAGCAAAGGGAGGATGTAAAGAACCAAAAGTTTCCTTTGAATAAAAAGTCTCCTTTTCCCCTGCTGAATTTTGTAGAACTTCTGAAGAAACTTTTTTGCCTTTTCTGGTTAGTTTATTGATTTCTTCTTCAACTTCTTTTCTAGTGACTCGTTTCCAATTTAAATTTTCCATATTTTCTCCTTTAATCTTCATATTCTTCGTCTTCTTCAATTTCTTGTTCTTCTTCAGGCATATCAATGGGTTGGATCGCTATCCATCCGTCGAACGTGTCGTAGATCTGTTTACTTTTCATATTTATGATTGTAACCATACCTTGTTCTGCTGAATCATATTCTTCTGCACCGGGCTTAGAACCCAATCGCACTGAGCCGTCTTCGAATATGTATAAAAAATTTTTCATTTATCCTCCATATAACCGTTTAATTACTGAATTAATTTTTAAAACTCCTACAGGATTAGAAGAAACAATAATAATTTTACTAGGTAAATGCTCTTGATGTTCTTCTAAAAAATTCATAATATCGTATCCTGTATGTTTCGGATCTGGATCTCCCAAATCATGGTCTAAATACAATATGTCAAATTTTTCTTTCTTTAGGGCGTCTATTCCTTCTTGAAAAGTTCTTGCAGTAACGTCTGCTTTTATTTTCCGAATGTCATCTATCAAAAGAGTTCTCATTATTAATTACCCTCTAAAATTGTACATTCATACAATTCAATTGGACGTTCTATCTAAAAACATAGGATGATTAATTAATAATCTTTCCGTATTAATCATCCAAGGAGCACCGGGGTCTTTCGATTCTAAAACTTGATTTTTCACTCTATATTTTCTTCTCGATTGATCGCCCATAATAACGTATTCTCTATCAGGTTGTAACTCTAAAATAGTTAATCTTTTCTCGATTTCCATTTTATCTCCTATTTAGGTAAAAAATCTAAAAATATCCAATTTTTATGAAACTCTTCCCAGTCCGTTACATACGTATACCTATCAAAATCTAACCACAGACGTTTACTTTCTGAATCATATTCGCATATTTCGTATGTTTCAAGATTGTAAAATATTGTATTAAATTTATAAGTACTTGGATAACGTTCTTCTATAATACTTAAGGCCCGTATCAACGATCTCAGTCCAGAATAATTTTTAAAATTTATACTCCCGATATATTGGCCCCAATTACGATCTACGGCATCATGAGATCCTGGCTGAACTGTCTTATTTAAAGTATAAAAATTTACACTAGGGTCGAATAACGATAAAGACACATCTATTGCTACATCGCCATTTCCAAGTATTAAGTCGATCTTTTCAAGATGTTTATCTTTAGACATATCAGACATATCTCCTCCATATAGATGTAGCGCAATTAAGCGCTACTCTGTTATCTATAATTGTAAATGTATGGAGTTAAAAAATCAATCTTTTTTATTTTTATTCTCTTTTTGAGAATTGGAGTGCTTGGAAGTTATATAATCCAAAAGATACTCTAATTCATCTATTCGATAATCATAGTCAGTATAAACTAAACCTTTCTTTCTTATTGCCTCTCTATACTTCACTAAATTATCTAAACGATTAGATATTGCCCGTTTGATATCTTCGACGGTCAATGACTTACTCACGGGGTCCTACCTTCAACTTAAATTCACTATAAGTAGCCGTACAGAATAATTCTCTACCTTCTATAATTTTTACAATAAAAGGATGCTGTTTTGTGGGCGGCATACCCATAGTAAGATTGAAAAAGGCATGGAATTTATTTTCCATTTCAATAATTTCTTCTTCAACTTCTTCCGTAGAATTGAATTCTCCTCTAAATGTCCAACGATCCGCTTCTCCCGGAAGTTGAAGTTGTTGAGGAACGTCGGCGCGATAGAATAAAAAATACTTATTTTCCATATTACCACCTCATATCGGGGCGAATTAATAACATACCATTTTCTTCTGTAACTTGCATTCTTTTTTTAATTTCTTCAATAGATTCGGACTTTAATGAAACAAAAGAAAACACGGCATATTCAGGTAAGCAAAAAGGCTCAGTATATAGTTGTACAATGGCCAATTTAGTCATTGCTCCCGTAATATACTTTCTATCAGCTAGCCCATTAATCAAATTGGCTACCGTTTTGGCAGCATCAAAAATCTTACGTTCTCCAGGAGCTATAGCCTCAATTCTAACCAAAATATCGATTATCTGTCCAAGACCAAAAGGATCGGGGCGTTTAGGGTTTAATTCCTTAACCTCATTTTCGAATGCCTTCTTAGAGGCCTGACTAAATAAATGATTTAAAGGTAAATAGGCATCATGTAATTGTAAAGTAGAAAGTGAAATAGGCTTAGAGTCTTGGCCGTCTAATTTCAAGGACTCTTCTTTAGGTTTTTCTATTGATTGTGACATATGGCCCACAAATTCCCAATAATATCCCTGATCATCAATTTCTTCTCCATTACCAATAAAAGTCGCTACGATTTGGCAATCCTTATCAATAAAATGATGTTTGGCTTTTAATAAATGATCAGAAGTGAATCCAAAAAATTCGGTGCCCATATAGTTTGTATCTTTAATTACAGGCTTTCCGTCTTTCATTAATCTATAGCAATTATCTTTAGTGTAGTCAATCCAACTTTTGAATAAAAAATCCATAGTTTCCGGAGGTTTCCCTGAATATCTATGGCCCATATGTATAGGGAATTCTACAGGAAGTCCGTCCGAATATTTATATGACTCGTCTTCTGTCTGTTTTTTGAATTCTTTACCGTCAACATACTCTTTAGAAACAGCATCAGAATCATTAGAACTACCTAAAGTTTTATGTTTATATTCTTTAGGAACTTCTGCGCTTTTCCCAGCATTTAAAGCATTTTGTAGATCTTGTAATGATTTTTGAGTAATTTTAGAGGATTCTTCTTTTTTGGAATTTTTGCGTACAATGACGCCCTTTTTCTTAGACATTTTATTTTCTCCTGGTCGTCGCGACCAAAATTATGAACACCACATCGCATGGGTTCTAAAATAAGATTATCATAGAATTTTAAAAATAGTGTAATTATATTTTATATACCGATAAAACTGCTCGATAGATCTAAAAAAGATACAAATAATGATTTTAGATAATCGAATAGCTAATACTGCCTTCTCTTGCTATAGTTTTAATGCCCACTTTTTTAAACAAATCTACCTGGTCAATATTTGATGATTCGGGATCATATTCTGGCAAAAATCTATATTCTACAAACAAAAAACAGAATAGGACATAGGCTTTAGGGGCATCAAATAAGCCGGTTTTAATGTCTAAAGTCGATAATTTAGTAAAACTGGGCTCTTTAAGATATTGACCCACATAAAGCTTTTGTAATTTTCGTAAATCTTCCGATAAAATATCAATAGCTTGCTGTTCCTGTCCTTCGGCATATGAAATAGCTAAATAAGTACAAGGTAGAATGTCTCTGACAAGATCTTTTCGTAAAATAAAATCGAACTTTCTCAAAATATTTTTAGGTAAAAATCGACTTAAAAAAATTTCAGTTTTGTATAAAAACCAATGGTGACTTCTATTGAATTGAAGTAAGGCGGTTATAATACTCTTACCAGAAAACATTTTTTGGATAGATTTATCTAATTTTGATACCACACTTACACAGACAAAACTTTCTTCTGACATAAAAAATTCCTTATTTTAAAAATAAATAATAATTACTATATAACTATTTATCATTATTTTTACCAAAAAGATGGTTAAGAATTCAAAAACCCAACAACATCTCCCGCCGTAGGCGTAGCTTGCGAAGCAAAAAAAGATATATCGATTTTTTCAAATTTTACTAAAATTAACAAAATTATTAATGTAGGTAAAAATAAAAAGGTCGGTTGGGAGAAACCGACCCGGTCTTAATTGTAAGGGGGGATTAAGACCTTAACCATTTAATCTAACAAGTAATTACAGTATAACGCATTTTAAAATAAAGTCAAGCATTTTTCTCTTCTTCTTCAATTCTTTTTAAAGTTTTATCTAACTTATTGAGATTAAAACGAAATTCAAAATACCACTTCCCGAAATCAATAATAAAAGCGTCACATTCTAAAAATTGTGCAAAAGTAAATCCGAATGAATACTGAAAATCGTAAGTTCCTACTTGATAATCATAATATCCTATTTGAAATTTCATAATACTCCAATCTGAGTCCAGTCAGGACCGAAATTATATCTTTCAATTACAGTACAGCCATTTTCTTCAGTCCGCCGACAATCCTTTAATGCTTTACCGGACAAATGTGTTAATTCTTTATAAGTCAAATTAGTCAAGCTATCCCGAATTTGTATATTAAAATGGCCACAAAGGAGCTTAATGGACATTAAAGTGTCCAAATTTGAATAAGATTGTAAAAATTTGATAAAATCTAGCAAAGGTTGGGCGAAGTATCATGTTTAGACCAAAGCTCCTAAAATGGGCCAGGATAAGACTTGGTTAATGGGATAAGTAAAGACAAGGAATAGACCAAAAGAATGGCTAGGTAGGGCAAACAAATAGCTCTAAACAAGAAAAGAGGGAAATGTTGTTATCTTTAGGCCACATTGGTCATTGAGGTTAAATAAAAGATGGGAAAGATGCTCGTAGGCAACACTGGTCACGATTTACTAACAAAAAGATACTACATTTTGTGGCAAGGGGCAGATAGAGGAGTCGGTTTTAAGGGGTCTGATTTTGGGAAAAATTTCGGAAAAAAATTTCGTGAAAAGGGAGGTCGTATTTTTTGGAAAAAATTTTGGAAAAATTTTTAATGAAATTGTATGTGTAACTATATCACCCCTTGTCTCAACCTAATACGTATTTACCCGAGACACGGTTTTCCTGAGTGCTTCCGCACACTTAAACCGCCTTCGACCCAATTTGAGACAGTATTCTTTTTCCTAGTCCTTACCTATGCCATGACCTCATCTAGGCTCTATCTATAGACCTAAGGTCTTGACCTCACTTACTTACTGTCCCTTACTCATCCACTGACTGACTCTGTCTTGTCTCTTACTGTCTAGGCCTTGAGGTCTCTATGTGGTCTCTATGAGGTCGCCTGACTCTGTCTTGTCTCTTGTATTTAGTTTTTGTCTCTTGTCTGTATGCATGAGGTCACTTGAGGGGTCGCTTGACTCTGTCTTGTCTCTTGTATGCATGAGGTCACTTGAGGGGTCGTGTTTTTTGGTCGTGTTGAGCCAAAAGAGTGAAAACAATTTTCGAGCGTAAGTGATTGAATAGATTAAGATATTAGATAGTAAAGAATTATTTACTTAAGTAAATTTGAGGGGCGCCGATAAAACCTATGTAAGGCAAAAAACCGTATCAAAAGGAGACGAAAATGAATATCAGTTTGAGACAAAAAATAAGAGACTTAATTAGTAAGCGCTGTCAGGCCCTTAATAAGAGCATGGTCAAGATACCACAAGACGACCTTAAGGAACTAATTGATATCATTGAAACTGACCATATTAAGTACAACACGGACCTAGAACACGAGATAGAGAAAATGATAGCAGTTTCGTCAGTTTCAGGCTGTCTATTTTTAAATATTTAAAAAACCGTATCAAAAGGAGACAAAAATGAACTTAATATCAAAACAAGACTTAAGAGAGTTCGCCGCTAAACATAGTTGGTCAAAAGCTATGAGTTCAGGGGGACTAGATAGCTGGAACAACTATGTCGGTCCTGACATGGGTGATCTAGTTGTAGTATGTAGTCGGTCTAGAGATAGCGATATCATGGCAGAGTCAAATTTCGAGTCGGCTCTTGAAATGCTCGGCGGTGAGAGTAAGAGCGTAAGAGTTGATCGTTTTGGGCATTGGGCGTGTGGCTGGTTCGAGTTGATCTTAGTTAACCCTAAGAATGAAGCTAAGTTGACTAAGGCCTACGAAATTCGAAAACTACTTGACGAATATCCCGTTTTAGACGATACAGACTATTATGAGCGTGAAAACGAAGAGATAGAGAGCGACTTCGACCACTATCGTGATGATTTCATTAAGACAATATGCGAATTCATTGGAGTGCCAGAGGACCACGAATTGACCGAAAATGAAACAAAAGACCTTGAGGCGGTCGCTCATGCGGTCTATCGTGATGATTGCGCATATTGCGGCTATACTGACGCTTTTGTTAACCTTGAGTCTATACAGCGGGCCTGTATTCGCGGCGGCTGTACTGACAACTTGAATTACTTAGCGCGACTAGGCAACGAAATAGCCGAAATGATGATTGAGTGCTACGCGGAGGTCTCAGAATGAGACACTTTTGGCTTAACTTCTCTATCGACTTGATTTTATTCACGTTTTGTCTGATCTTAATTGGAGTGAGTTTAATTTAAAAAGGAGTATCAAAATGAAACGTATCAATTTGAAACAATTAGTAGAAACTGAACTCAAAAGACTGTATCATAATGCGACACTTCGCGGCAAATTGTGTACAGAGTCAGACTATGAGTCAGACTTATTTCAAAACGAATTCGACTTCGAGTGTCGTCAAGCCATAGATGAGGCTCAAGAGCTATGCGAAGGATACGGCGAAGTCTATCAGTGGGGTCGCGGCGGGCGTACTCTAGCGCCGTCGGGCTTGATCATACAGCGCGGCGGTTCAAGTTTCAGAATTAAGGGTATTGAAGACTTAGACCTTGAGCCTCAAGAGTTTCGGGCTCTATACAAGATGCTTAAGCGCTTCAATGATGCGGTTCAAAACTGGTGTTCAACTAGACCGGACGAAATATTGACAGAGCTACGCGCGGAATATTCGGAGTCACTCGCTGAAAACAAAAACAAAAAACGTGTTGTTCGTACAGTTGTAGACTATATTTAATAAAATTAACCACTTACCAAGGAGTATCAAAATGACACAATTCAAAAATTTCAAGTACGAAATTAATTTCGTTTCAAAAGTCGATCAAAAACCATGGCCGCACTATCTCTGGAGCGTGAAAATTAATGGAGAGCTATTCACTTACAAAACGGGCCTAGGTCACGCCGTCAAGTCTGACACTTATTTTTTAAAAAAATCAGATCAAGATCAATACAGGGGGCGCCTAATTAAGATCTACAGTACTAAACACTGTTTAGAGTATGCAATTGAGCCAAAAATTGAGAATATCCTAAACAGTCTGTTTTTGGACTCTGAGGCAAATTGTATGTCGTTTCAAAACTGGTGTTCTGAATTCGGATACAATACGGACTCAATTAAGGACTCACAGATCTATCAAGAGTGCTGTAAGATAGACAGTCAAGTAAGACGGGTATTAGGTCCAGACTATCAAAAAATTAAGGAATATATTGAGTCACTGGAACTCTAATAAAATCAACCACTTACCAAGGAGTATC